TGATTCGACCGGCGTGGGTGACGCGATCCTTGAAGGATTGCAGGAATCTCCCGGATCGCACTTCGAAGGTTATGTGTTCAACGCCTCGTCAAAGCAGAAGCTGATGGAAGGATATGCGGTCGCGATCCAGAGTGGCGAAACAAGTATTCCGGAAGATGACCACCAAGGCCGTAAGCATGTGATGCGCATCGAGGCTGAGAGCTTTGAGTATATCTACACTCGCACTGGTGTGAAGTATTCCGCACCGGAAATGGCCAATTCATTCGACGATTGCGTCTGCGCCGGAGCGCTCGCTGTCGCTTGTCTCGCGACGATGCCGCAGCCATTGGTGATTCCGGCCGCCGTGCTGCAAGCCGCGAAGAAGAAAGTTCGTGCGCCGGGAGTGTTCATGTGAGCAAGAAATCCAAGCGCAAAGTTTCGAGCAAGAAGGCCGTGAAGAAGACGGCCAAGAAAGCTGCGAAGCGTTTGCGCAAGGAAGAGAAGGCTTATCTCAAGGCGCTGTTGAAGGCCGAACGCAAGGCTGAGAAGAAAGCACGCAAGGCTGCGAAAGCCAAAAAGGCCGTAGCCGAAGTCGCTGCAAAATCTCCGCCGAAGATTAGCGAAGAAGTGAAGGCCGCCGCTCGACAAAAGCGCGACAAGCTGGGTCAAGCTGTTATCGTTGATCCATTCAAGCCTTATAAGCCAATGCCCGGCGTGGTGCCGAAGAGCAAGCGTGGCAAGTTGGGTTTCCCGATAGCGATGGACGAACAGATCATTGAAGTATCTGGTTGGGCCGCCGCCAATGTCATGAATGGCATTTTCCAGAATGGCGCGGCCTTCATCGGCTATCCGGTTCTTTCTGAGTTGGCGCAAATTCCGGAATATCGCAAGATCGTTGAGTGCATCGCGACGCATATGACGCGGAAATTCATCAAGCTCAATTCGACCGCAAAAGAGGATGACAAGTCCGACAAGATACGTCAACTCAATGACGCGTTGGACGCTTTCCGAATTCGCGACTTGATGCGGAAGGCTTGCGAAGTTGACGGCTTCTTCGGCCGTGCTCATATTTACATTGACACCGGAGACGGCGACAAGCGCGAGGAATTGCTCACTTCGATCGGAAATGGGCGTGATGCAATGTCGCGCGAGAAAGCGACAGGCGATCTGAAGTCGGTTCGTGGCTTCAAGGTGGTGGAGCCGATCTGGACTTATCCCGCGAACTACAATGCATCCGATCCTTTGACCAACGATTGGTACAATCCATCGACTTGGTTTGTGCAGGGCAAGGAGCTTCACAAGACCCGCATCATTCCGATGGTGGGTCGCGAAGTTCCAGATATGCTCAAGCCTGCTTATTCGTTCGGCGGCTTGTCGATGTCGCAGATGGCAATGCCTTACATCAATAATTGGCTGCGAACTCGCCAGTCAGTCGCTGACATGATCTGGTCATTCTCGGTGAGTGGCATCAAGACCGATCTGAATGCCATGCTCGCTCCCGGAGCGCGCCAAGGTCTGTTCGATCGTATCGACCTGTTCAACGATCTGCGAAACAATCGCGGGTTGATGGTGATGCAACAAGGTGGCGACACCGGCGAAGAATTCTTTCAATTCAACACCCCGCTCGGCACGTTGGACATGTTGCAAGCGCAGGCGCAAGAACAGATGGCGTCAGTGAGCTCAATTCCGCTCGTCTTTCTGCTCGGCATCTCTCCGCACGGACTGAACGCGTCAAGTGAAGGTGAAATCCGGGCATTTTACGATTACATTCATTCCTTTCAAATGAAATTCTTCCATGCGCCGCTCACCACCATCATCGATTTTATCCAGCTTAAGCTCTGGGGCGCTATCGATGATGATATTACGTTCTCGTTTGAGCCGCTTTGGTCGCTCGATGAAAAGGGCGTGGCGGAGGTTCAGAAGATACGTGCGGAGACTGATGATTTGTTGATCAATGGCGCGATCATTGCTCCGGCCGAAGCTCGTCAACGCGTCGCGGCCGATCCCAATTCGGAATATCCGGACATTGATGTTGATGATTTGCCGGAACCGCCGATGGAAAATATTGGTGGCGCTTCGCTCAATCCAGGAGAAGCGAAGCCAAAGGACGGCACCGAGGCCGACGAAACTGACATGGCGATGGCGGCGTGAATAAGCCGCTGCCCGAGATTGTTTTTGAGGTAATCGAAATTGGCGAAGACACACGCCGAAACGATGCTGCTGACGGAATTATTGAACTTCCATCTTTCCCGTTCGATCGAAAGGTTGTTACCGATGAGCGAGTATAGCGATACCGCAGCACGCTTCAAGGCGATGCGCGAAGCCCGCAAGGACCGTCTCAAGGCATTGAGCGAGCGTATGGATAAGCACGAAACGCATTCCGATGAAGTGTTTCGGAAATACGAAGGCGCTGTCGAGGCCATGGAAGATGGCATGAAGGAAATGGAAGAAGAAGCGCGCGAGATGTCCAACGATTTCGAAACGGACGACAAGGGAGGCAAGACCGTGGATAAAACGGTTGTTGACTTTCAAAAAACTGACAAGACGGATACGGCCGCGTGAAATGGCCAGTCAGTCAGTCAACCGTAACATTTACGAACAAGCCATTGACAGCGCTTTCATACGCCATATCTCTGGGCTGTTCGACAAATATGCGGCAGACGTCGAAGCCGAACTCGGTCCCACTGCAAAAGTCACCAATGCTCCTGGAGCGCGAGAGCGTTTCGACCACAAGATTGATATCGCCATTTTCACGCATTCGGAAATGAACGAGATCATGCGGAGCAAGCAGCGATGAATCATATTATCACGGTTGGAGACATTCTCATTATCGCCGGCAGTGCTGTCGTGTTGATTGCTGTGGTCGGAGCCCTATTCATCTTAATTTCGATTTTGAACCCTTTCCGATCAGGACATTGAGATGAAAAAACCTTACATCAAGTGGTTGGCCGGACAATTGATGCTTTCATGCTCGCACTCCGCGACGCTCAACCCTTGGTTGCTCGCTCCGTTGCGCCTTCCGTCCGGCATTTGGACATTCACCAATCGTCACGGCAATCTTGTCACGTTGCAAACATGACGGAGGTTAACTTGAGCCCAATGATCATCACTGCGAATGCACTGCTTGTTTGGTTCGTCTGGGGCTTCTTCATGGCACTCGGTTGGACGTTAGGCGCTTGGATCATGGGATTGATCCTTGGCTGGGTGCCGATCGTTCATGGCCCGGTTGTCGTTCAAAGGCCGCCCGGAACGTGAAACACCTTCGCCCAAAAGTCTTGAAGCCTGTGCTGCCCAATGTTGGCATCGAGATGGCTTATCGGCGCAAGCTTGACGAATTAATCAAAGAGATGTTCAAGTCAGTCGAGTATTGGGTGTTGGCGAAGTATCGCAACAACGCACCTGAAATGGCGATGGACGAGGATCACGAATTTCAAGTCGTCGACAGTTGGAACGTTCCGGAAGGCTTCACTGGCATTGCACATGGGCCTTACGGAGTTTCGCGCAACACTTGGTTTCCTTATCTCAATGGGAAAATCATTCAAGGCGCGAAAGGCCGTGGCCGATCGTTCGCCACTGAGGAAGCTGCTGTCGCTGCGCTCCGCGCCGAGATGATTGAACCGGCCGCCGTTCTGACGATGTCGATCAAGCAACTCGCCGATCGTTGGCTCAAGAAGTTCGATGAAGCCGCCGAGAAGATGGCAGACTATTTCACCGATGAAGTCAGCGAGCGAACCGACGCACGAATGAAGCGCATTTTGCGGGATGGTGGCATCTCGGTGCCGTTCGAAATGACGCCAGCGCAAAAAGACATTGCGGAAGCGACCGTGCGCGCCAATGTCGCGTTGATCAAATCGATCCCATCGCAATTCTTCACCAATATCGAAGGAATGGTGATGCGCTCAGTCCAGCGTGGCGGAGATGCTGGACAATTGGCGAGCGATCTGCAACGTGAGTTCGGTGTCACCAAGCGTCGCGCCGCGCTCATTTCGCGCGATCAGAACAACAAGGCGACTTCGGCTTTCGTCCGTGCGCGCCAAATCGAGTTTGGATTGACGGAAGCGATCTGGATGCACTCGCATGCCGGCAAAGAACCGAGACCGACGCACGTGAAGATGAATGGCAAGAAATACGATGTGACCAAGGGAATGTATGATCCGGCTGAAAAGCGCTTTATCTTTCCCGGAGAATTGATCAATTGTCGTTGCACATCCAAGACAATCGTGGCGGGGCTATCATGAAAAAATATCTTCTCATCGCTTCGGCGCTTTTCGCGCTGTCTTCGCCCGCGTTGGCGCAAACGACGACTGGCAATGAATTCGGTACCGGGCAAAACGGAAAGACAGTTGAAGGCACGGTTCAGATGTGCCTCAACGCTTCAGGCATCGCTGTCCCGGTCGATGCGGCCGGATTGAATTGCGGCAACTCAGGAGGCAATGGGCCTCCCGGATCGGTTCAGGCCACTGGCGTCTTCGCCGGAGCGGACACTTCAACAGCCTCGGCCGCTCTGGGTGCGACGGTCAACAAGACGAATTATGCTTGCAGCTTGACCATCACCGGTCTGGGTGCAACGGCTCTGACGCCTGTTGTTGCGACAATCGCCGGATTGATTGGCGGCAACACGTTGTCTTACACTTACATCTTTCCTGCCGGTGCGACTACAGCAGCGACACCGTTGGTCATCAATTTCAGCCCTTGCATCGCCGCTTCCGCCGCCAACTCCGCGATCACCGCGACCGTTCCGGGAGCCGCAGGAAACACCGCGACGCAAATCAACATCACGGGCTTCAGGTTGTAAAGATGCCTTTCATAATCGCTTTGATTGTTTCAATTGTGATTTATAGCTTGACGCCTGTTCGCGGGGCAGACTTGAAAATTCTTGCACCCAAGCACGCCGAAAAGAGC